TCGGTCACAAAAAGAAGGGGTCGAAGGAGATGAAACGGAAATGACCTTCGACCTGTCGGTACTGAAGCGGAAGTTGATTGGCGACACTGCCTACACGGACCAACCATCTGCGCATGGGCTCGTCCGCCAGGACGAACCGGTCAATGCGACATCCAAGATTTCCGATGAGGATCTTCTGCTCGAGATCCGGGACCGCTACAAGTCTTACGACTTGCAGTGGAAGGACAGCCGCAGGGAACGGGAGACCGACATGCGCTATATCACCGGCGACCCGTGGAGCATCGAAGATCGCAAGGCGCGTAAGGACGCAGACCGGCCCTGCATCTCGCATGACGAATTGGGCCAGTATGTCAACGCATGCGTGAACGGAGTCCGGCAAAACAAGCGAGGCGTCAAAGCAGACCCGTACGGATTCGGTAGCGACGAGCAGACGGCGTTATTGCGCCAGGACATCATCCGGACCATCGAGTACGAGAGCAACGCTCCATCCATCTATGCCGGCGCATTCCAGGCCATGGTGGAGGGATCGTATGCCTTCTTCCGCATCGGCCGCAAGTATTCCTCCGACGATGCCGATTCCGACAGCCCGATTCTATTCGATCAGGAGATCATTGTCCGCCCGGTGTCGAACCCCAACAGCGTTCTGTTCGATCCCAACTGTAAAGAACCGGACTGGTCAGACGGCAGGGCCTGCTTCGTATTCGAGCGGATCCCGCGGCGGGAGTTCGCCAAACGCTGGCCGGGGGCAAGAATCACCGACTTCACTTTCGAGCATTCGCAGGTGGCCGGAGATTGGATCCTGGCAGAGGACATCATCCTGGCGGAGTACTGGAGGATCGAGACCAGGGACCGATGGAAGTATCTGTTGACCGACGGTTCCGTAGTCGACGATCCCCGCGGCCGCCCGGTGGAGCAGAAGCGGAAGGTGACGCAGAAGAGCGTCACTCAGTACCTCACCAACGGTGTCGAGATTCTGGACCGGGTTCCGCAACCGGGCTCCATCCTGCCGATAGTGCCGATGATTGGACTGGAGCGCTACCTCGATGTAGGGGGTGTGCCGAAGCGCGTGCTGTTCAGCTTGGTGCGGTTAGCGCGTGACCCGCAGATGTCTCTGGCATATCTCAATTCACTGGAGATGGAAGAGGCCGGACTAACCCCCAAGACGCCGTTCCTGGGCTACAAGGGACAGTTCGACAGCAACCGGGATCGATGGGCAAGCGTCACTAAACAGCCGTGGGCATACCTCGAAACCGACATCCCCGATAATTGGCCCGCGGCCGGACAGGTCCCTCCGCTTCCGCAACGGGTGCCCTTCACCCCGAATTTCCAGCAGTACGAAATCGCGAAGGATTCCTGCCGCAGAGCGATCCAGGCCGCCATGGGAATCACACCGTTGCCTACTGCGGCACAGCGGGCCAATCAGAAATCTGCGCTTGCGCTGGACAAGATCGAGGACATGCAGGCCGTAGGCAGTTTCCACTTTGTCGACGGCTACGACCGTGCATTGAGGTTGGCCGGGAAGATTATCGACAAGTGGATTCCGCAGATTTACGAGTCCCAGCGAAATCTCAACATCCGCAAGCCGGACGATTCCTACCGGCTGATTACGATCAACACGCCGGCTGCCTATATCGATCAGAGGACGGGACAGCCGGTGCATTATCCGGTAACCGATGTCGACCACTCGATTACCATTTCGACCGGCCCCACTTTCGCCAGCCAGCGGGACGCGGTCAGCGACTTTCTGGATATATTGATCGCCAACCTGCCGAACCTGCCGGTATCGCCTCCGGCGGCCGCCAAGTTGCTTTCCCTGGCCATCCAGATGAAAAACCTCGGTCCCAAGGGGGACGAGATGGCAGAGATCATTTCTCCTTCGCAGGGCTCTCCGGACCAGAACGTCGCGCAATTGCAGGCGCAGCAGGGCCAACTCCAGCAGCAGGCCATTCTCATCCAGCAATTGCAGGGCGAAGTGCAGCGTCTCACCGTCGAACGTCAGGCCAAGGTAGTGGAGGGCGAGTACAGGCTGCTGACGGAGAAGATGAGAAGCGACGCCAGCCTGCTGGTGGAGAGGCTGAAGGTCGACGCCCAGGTGGCAACAGCCGAAATTCAGACCAAGTCTCAGATGGTCAACGAACGCATCGCGACCCTTACCGAATTGCAGAGACAGACCAGGGAGCAGGCTCACGAGGCTCATATGCAGCAGCGGGAGCAGGAGCACGATATGCGTCTGGAACAGCATGATGCGCTAAAGAAGGCGCTCGAGCTCCGGCACAAGCAGGACAGCCAGAATACCGGCGGGACCTAGAGAAGGAACACTATGGCAGACACTGAAGCACCGGCCGCACCGTCGTCAACCGCGGCCCCAACAGAAACCCCGGCAGCACCAGAGCAATACTCGATCCCCGCGGACGCGAAAGCTCGCGCCGAATGGAGGCAGACGGGTAAGCTGCCGGGAGCAGACGACAAAGATACGCCGCCCAACAAGGAGGACTCGGCATCCTCCAAATCCGCCGATGAGAAATCATCGGGAAAAGCCGCCCCCGTCTCGGAAACGGGTGAACGTAAGCAGGAGAGGACCAACGAAAAGACTCGGGTCGAGCAACTGCTCGCAGAGCGCCAACAATACAGATCAGAACTGGATGCACTTCGCGTAAAACTGGAAGCACTGGAGGCCGGTAAGTCAGACGCCAAACCAGCGGACTCGTCGCCCGCGCCGGACAAGCACGCCAAAGCGGCATCGTCACCCGCGCCAGAGCTGAAACGCCCAACGAGACCCAATTCAGCCGACTTCGACAATTGGGACGAAGTAGACAAAGCGAACGCGAAGTACGAACAGGACATGGAGCAGTATCACGAGGACCGAACACGGCGAATCGTGATGGATGCTCTGGAAAAGCGGGATCAACACCAACACATGGTCGACCGTCTGCAAGAGGCAGAGTCCCGCTATGGCGAATCTGGAGTCAAGTCGATCCTGGGTACGGCCCGATCGATCACGGAGGACCAGGAGGTCCCCCTAGCGATTAAGACAGCCATATCCAGGTCAGGCGTAGTGGTAGACGCTCTCTACGTAATCGGATCCGACGAGAAATCTTTCAGGGAGTTCGTGCAGTTGGCAAAGTCCGATCCCCTGGAGGCAATCCGTCAGTGGTACGACGTGGAGAGGATGGTCCGTGAAGAGCTGGGCAAGGCCCAGAAGAACGGAACCGCTACACCGGCTCGTGGACCCAATGGACAATTCTTAGCCGAAAAACAAGTCCCTGCTAAACCCAGAACGGCGCCGCCGCCACCGCATGAGTTGAATGGCAATGCAGCACCACCAGGAGACGAACGCGAGCGGGCGGCCAACAGCGGTGACTTCCGGAGCTTTAAACAGGAAGGAGACCGGAGGGATGCACTGCGCTGGAAGGGCTAAGTGGCGAACAACAATTTCGTCAACACCTCCTGGGTGTCCATGGAGGTGCTTCGGCTGCTGGTCAACCGGCTAGTCGTTTCGGAGTACTTTAATCGCAACTGGGAGAAAGATTTCAATCGCGAATTCGCTCCCGGCAGCACGATACAAATCAAATTCCCGCAACGGTTTCTGGTGGTCGACGGCATGGGATATGCGCCTCAAGGCCTGAACCGGATCACCACCACCGTATCGCTCGATCAATGGCTCCAGGTCCCCTTTGAGTGGGACGACTATGAGAGGGCCGTAAAACTCGAACGTTCCGAAGAGGAGCTGCGGGAGAACTACTGGAACGGCGCCGCCGCGGCCATCGCGCAGGAGATCGATTCCAGGGCCGCCAACTGGGGACGCATCAACACCAGTAACTTTATCGGGCAATTGGGCACGAGCCCCACCACGGTGGCCACGTACTACCAGGCCCGCGCCGTGCTCGAGATTGAAGCATGCGGCCCAGGCCGGCGCTGCATGAACATCTCAAGCGACATGATGGTCGCCTTGGGTTCGAACATCACCAACGTGTTCCATCCGAGTGACCAGATCATCCGCCAATGGAAGCAGGGCAACATTGGTGTGCTCGCGGGATTCGACTTTTTCGAGTCGAACTCGCTGTACACGCACACGGCCGGTACCTGGAACGTGGCCGGAGTCAAGATATCAGGGAGCGGCCAGGCCGGCGGCCAACTGGTGATAGCGGGGACGGCCGGGGACACCATCAAAGCCGGCGATAAATTCTCCATCAATGCCGTAAACCGGGTCAACCCGATGACCCGCAGAAGCGCCGGACCTTTGACGGCCAGAACATTCACTTGCCCCATCGATGTCACGTTGACCGGCGGCAACGACACGATCCCGATCCTGCCGGCCATCTTCGGGCCGGGATCGCACTACCAGAACGTCGACGCTCTTCCCGCCACCAACGCCGCACTGACCTTGTGGCCGGGAACTACTTCACCCAACGGCAAGACCGGCACCGTTGGCCTGGGACTCAGCCGCGAAGCATTCGCGTTAGTCGGAGGCAAGCTGTATACGCCAAAGGCGACCGAATCTGCGGCGCAGCAGCAGGACCCGGACTCCGGCATCGCCATCCGCAAAGTGATTGCGTGGGATCCGGTGCGGTCGATGCAGGTCATTCGCTACGATTCGTTGATTGGCTTCGGCAATCTGTACCAGTAGAACGGCGCCGTAGCGGTGCTGGGAGCGTAAGGAGGAACGACGACAATGCCAAGAACATCATCCCATTTTGGATTGCAGGATCCCCGGCTCCAGGCTCCGTGCATGCCGCAG